AAACAATTAGACACTCTTGCTACCTCAGGTACTTTTGCTGACTTTCAAACTGCTGCAGCTGGTGCAGCAACATTTCCTAATTTAGAAATGGGTGGTGTTACTGAGGCATTTGTAGCTAAACAACAGTTTTTAAAAACTACCGCCGGCATGAATACCCAAGGTGTGGTAGGTTCAGCAATTTCTCAATTAAATGATGTCGCCAAAAACGCTGGTACTCTTGGAGCAGCAGGTGCTCTTTCAACAGCACTTGCCTCAGATATTGGTTTGACTGCTCCACCATCCATCAATGATGCGTTTGCTGAATTACAAGATGGTACAGCTTTTAATAAAGTAAAAACGATTGCAGAATCTATGAAAGCAGTAAAGAATGTAATCGATCTGGGTGCCGCTAGTGGTCATGGTGATGATTTGAATGATGCTATTTTTCAACACACGCCAGTTCAAGTTGTAGCAGCTGCCGGAACATATGCTGGTCAGACCGTCATGCAGATTGATCTGGAGCAGGCGGCGCTTAATGGTCGTACACCTACTGATGGTGAAGTTGGTAAAATAAATATTCCAGGTTGGGTAAATCCAAATACAGGTGTTACAGAATACATTCCCGCCACCAAACTACAAGAGTCTTTAGGACAAATTCAAACAGATTTGTTATCTAAGGCAGCTTCTATTCAAAATAAGATTGTGGACTCTTTGGCACCTATTGAAGAACTTACATCTGCTATTGGTCTTGCTGTTTCATCTGGCAATTTGGGTTCCGCATTGGAAAGTGCATTACCGGCAGCAGTAAAAAACGCTATGTCTGCTGCTAAAGCAGATGTAGCGTCAAACCCCCATGTTGACCCGACCCCACCGGCCGGTGCTCCGCCCGAAGAAGGAGGGGCAGGTCGACCTAAGTAAACTGAGAATTATATTATGTTCGTTGAATTTATTGACCGAATGGGCACCGACAAAACAGTCGTGGATGCCGCAAGAGTTTCCTTCTCCAAGAGAACTCAATGGGAAAGAAATATACCAGCTCAAGGTGTTTTTGAACTGAGTGATGGTGATAAGAAACTCATAAACTATCTCGCCGAGCACAACCACTGGAGTCCTTTTGGGCACGCCAGTTTATCATTTCATATTGGTGCACCGGTATTTGTTGCTCGTCAGTTAGTCAAGCATCAGGTCGGTTTAACCTGGAATGAAGTTAGCCGACGATATGTAGATAACGAACCAACATTCTATCGTCCAGAGACATGGAGAGGTCGTCCTATTGATAAGAAACAGGGCAGTAGTGATAAAATTATTGAATACTTGGATCGTGAGCGACGAGTTGGCGGTGAGGTAAATAAGTCAGAAAGACACGCCGCAGAATTATATCATAGTATGATAGTTGCTGGTATCTCACCAGAACAGGCAAGAATGGTTCTACCTCAAAGTATGATGACTGAGTTTTTTTGGTCAGGAACTTTGTATGCGTTCGCTCGTGTATGTAATCTAAGATGTAAAGATGATACACAAGAAGAAACTAGAGCAATTGCTTGGATGATAGATGCAATAGTAGGGCATCATTTTCCGGTGTCTTGGCCCGCTTTAAGAACAGAAAATTGATAAATAAAGATGTAAGCAAGAGTATATGCTTAGGTAATGGCGAATCTCGGATAGGAATAGACCTGTCATACCTGAAGCAGAAAACTCTCCTTTGGGGGTGTAATGCCTTGGCAAGGGATTTTACACCAGACCGTTTGGTTTGTGTTGATATTGAAATGTCACATGAAATCTATAGGTCTGGTTATTGTAACGACAACGTAGTATATTTTAGAGCTTGGGATAAATTGCCTGGAGAGGCATACGAACAACTAGTAACCCCAAGTCATATATCCCAACAGGACACAATTGACTTAAAGTCCTACATCCATGAGAGTCCCAGAGTTGAAGGTTGGAATGAGTTTGTAATGAGTGGTCAAGATTTAGACCGCTTACGACAAATCCGAGAACAATATTTAACTGATACCCGTGAATCGGGAATGGACATAAATCCAGACAACGTAGAAATAGTTTTTGGCGACAAGCGTGCCGGCCTGTGGATAACATGGGTTGCACCAGAAGATAAAGTAATAAAGACGGAAACACTTCCCGGTAATACTGATTATGGTTTCAGTTCGGGGTCTTTATGTAATCTATTCGCATCACTAGAAGAAACCACAGAAGAAGTTTATCTGTTGGGTATGGATTTATATTCAAATACGGAGAAAGCTAACAATGTGTATAAAGGAACTGACTGTTACATAGGTGCCGGCGGAGATGAGATTCCGCCAGATAATTGGGTACAACAACACAAAGTAATCATGCAAAAGTTCCCACACATACAGTATTACAAAGTTAATCCTAAATCCCTATATAACAACAACTATGATAGGATTAACCGTGTAATAGAGGAATGGATAGGCATTCCGAACCTCAACTACATAACCCAGAAGGAAATGTACGAGAGGATTTCATAATCAACCAATAATAGGAGAAATAAAATGGCTGATATTATAACAAGTGTAAAAGGATGGATCAATAAGATTTCTGAAGTAGCAGTAAGTCTTATCGCCCTAGCAGTAGTGCTACAGGTACTATTTGGGTCAGATATGATCTTTCTACCCGTAGATGTCATCGGGAACATAACTGGCCTAGTGGCATCACTAGGTAGCCAAGGGCTAGTCGGTTTAGTCGCTTTAGGCGTCATTTATTGGATCTTCACCAAGAAGGACTAATAAGTTTGACTAACGGTATATGGGGGTCAGGCCTGGCCCCCTAATACCAATTTATAAATATTCTTGTGGACAAGAGTAAGATTATATCAATCACGGACATTATTGAGAATAAAGTTCGTAAGCAAAAAGAATTAGACGATTATAATATGCGTCTAGAAGAATTACAAAGACAGAAGTTTTGGCTTGAAAAAGAAATACAGATGGCTGAATTTATCATCGCCGCAGTTCAAAGTGAGATATCTCCAAAAGCGTTTGTACAAGAACTAGTAAATTATGAAATAGGTAAAATGAGTGACGATGATTAAAGAATTTATATTAATTTATCTTACTATCACACAAGGTGGTGGTATAGGTATGGATGTATTTGAAAAGACATTCCCTTCTCTAGAAATGTGTAATCGTTTTGTAGAAACTGAGTTTCTAAAAAATGATAGCTGGTCTCACCTAAATTTCACACATAACTTTTATAACTCCAAATATCGAATTGATATCTCCGATACTGTTGATGGTAACATGAGAATGTATTATAGTTGTGTTGTTAAGAAAGGTGAATAATGCTCGTTAGTGATTCACATAAGTTCATAGTATTTCACATTCCCAAAACTGCCGGCTCATCAATGACATATGAATTGGCAAAGTATCTGAACCCATTTATAGAACCACCACAACCAAATAAGACTTTTGGTGGATGGCAACCAATACACCACATAGATAGAATTCAACACAGACCAGTACAAGAGTGTAGGCAGACGGAATATTGGGAACAAACATACTTCAAGGCATCGTTTGTTCGTAATCCATATGACCTTGTAGTGTCTGCATGGCCTAAGAATGTAGACTTTACACAATGGGTTATCAAAGAAGTTGCCACCAGAAAGAGTTTGGTATCACGGTGGGGTAGTCAGTATGATTACCTATCAAATCACAGAAACGAACTGATGGTAGACTGGATAGGTAAGTATGAGCAGATGGAAAAAGATTGGGAGAAGTTTTGTTATCTCACGAAGATAGAACACAACCCACTAAAGAGATTCAATGGTTCGTGGAAGAAACCATATCACGAATACTACAACGAAAGAACATACCAGATAGTGACAAAACTATTTCAAAAAGATTTACAATATTTTAGATATACCCTTGACAATAACCCCGTTTCATAGTATACTAAATAATAGTGGTAGAAGTTTTACCACATACGATCATATGAATAATAAGAGGAAACGATAATATGTCATTTGCAGACTTAAAAGCTAAATCTGGTAGTTTCGATAAACTACAGGAACAACTCAAGAAAATTGAGAACCCCACTTCCGGAAACTCTTTTGAAGATAACCGTTTTTGGAAACCTGACCTTGATAAAACAGGAAACGGTTATGCCGTGTTGCGTTTTTTGCCGCAGCCAGCAGGAGAAGATTTGCCATGGGTCCGACTTTGGAACCATGCATTTAATGGACCAGGCGGTTGGTACATTGAAAACTCTTTGACCACTATTGGTAAAAATGATCCAGTATCAGAATATAATACTGAGTTATGGAATAGTGGCACTGAGGCAGATAAAGAGATCGCCCGCAAACAGAAGCGTATTCTGAAATACTACGCCAATGTCCTTGTTGTTAGTGACCCAAAGCATCCTGAAAATGATGGTACCGTGAGGTTGTATCGTTTTGGTAAGAAAATCTTTGATAAGATTACCGAAGCAATGAACCCTGCGTTTGATGATGAAACTCCCTTGAACCCATTTGATATGTGGAAAGGTGCTAACTTCAAACTGAAGATCAGAAAAGTTGATGGATATTGGAACTATGATAAGTCGGAATTTGATTCACCGTCTGCTCTGTTTGATGGGGATGATGCTCGCCTTGAAACTCTATATAATGAAAAATTGCATAGTTTGGCAGAGTTTATTCAACCCGATCAGTTCAAGAGTTATGATGAACTCAAAGATAAACTTAACAAAGTTCTTACTGGCACCTCAGTAAAGGGAACTGTTGAAACATATTCCCGCCCATCAAAAAGTGAACAGATCGAAATGGCAGATAAAGCTTTCGGTTCAGATCCAACACCTGCAAAGATGCCCGAAGTTTCAGCTTCAGCTGATGACGAAACTTTAGACTACTTTGCTAAGTTGGCTGATGAAACTTAATTGAAGGTAAATTAATTTGGGGGCCTTCTGGGCCCCCTTTTTTATGGTTGGGTGGGTGAGTGGTTAAAACCGGTAGACTGTAAATCTATTCCCTCTGGGTACGCTAGTTCGAATCTAGCCCCAACCACCATTTACTTTAAACCTAAAGTTCTTTCTGTCCAAACACTAAACTCCCAACCTCGTTTATCACAATAATCTTTGGCTGCGTGCCACTTGGCATTGTTCTTGCCCCACTCCTTAACCTCATATAGATAACCTTTAGTTTTGCGTTTGCCCTGCTTTGGTGGTTTGGTCTGTTTCTCCGGTTTAACTTCAATAACTATAATTTGGGTATCTGGCCCACGTTTAACCTTTACTAGAAAATCTGGATAGTATCTATGCACCTTACCGTCCAATGGTGACTGATAAGGTATTGCTACTTCCTCACTTGCCCATTCCAACACATTCACGTTATTGTCAAAATAACGCATACAGTGCCGTTCCCACATGGAACGATAGATGATATTCCGTGGGTTTCCTTTGTACTTACTTGGGTCGTTGGGTATAAATCTACCTTTGTAAGGTTTGCGTTTTGGGTTGTTGTATTTCTTTTTATCCATATAAATAGTCCTGTAAGTATTTAGACAAGGGAGAATAAACGTATGGAATATGGCTTAGGTATGTTCGGGATGGATGTTTCAAGAAAAAAAACCAATCAGGTTCCAACACCAACAGCATCTACCACATCAACTTGGAGTAATCCAAATGCAAACAATATAAATGTTAATCCCGTTGCAAGTTTAGCATCACCTGGTACAGAATATCAAGCATTAGAATCTCCATTTAGTCCTGATGCGTATGTTGCTACTGCGGGCTCAGAATTTTTTGAAGGTGGTGAATTTGATACCTCGGCTGCACCTGTCGTATT